CTGGCTGGGTGCATTTGCCGCAGGGGATTGAGGTTGAATGGGTCAAGCAGCTGGTGGCCGAGCAGCTGCATCAGGTGAAGGACAGGCGCGGCTTTGTGCGGCAGGAATGGGCCAAGCTGCGGGATAGGAATGAGGCACTGGATTGCGCGGTGCTGGCGCGTGCGGCGTTGTGGCTGCTGGGCGCCGATCGTTATGGGGAGCGCTTCTGGCAAAGGCTGCGCGAGGATATTGCGAATGCGCCGGTGGATGTGCCGCAGACTGAGACCGCCGCGTCATTGTCTGCGCCAGCGAACCTGGAGCCTCCGCCACTGATGCGCCGGCCCGGCTGGCTGGCGCCGCGTGGCGGTTGGTTGCGCTGATTACTTTCGGGAGGAAATCATGAGTAACGGAGAACTCCACGCGCGCGAGCGCGAGGATCTGTCGCTGCATGTGGAGCGTTGCGCCGAGCGCTACACGTCGGTGCGTGCCGAGATCTGTGGCCTGCGCAAGCAGACGCGCCGGATTGAGGGGGCGATCTGGGGCATCGTCGCGGTGTTGATCGCGCTTGGTGCAGGCGGGGCGCAGATCCTGCCGATCCTGCGTGCCCTCGCGCGCGGCGCGGGCGGGTGAGACGACAACCGTATCGAACTAGCGAAGCGGGCCCCGGGGATTCTCGACAGAAAAACCCTAGCTTCCTAAGTCCAGGTACTGCCGTTCAACAATGTAGCCAATTTCTCGACAGACAAGGGCTCTTTTCCATCGTAGGAAGGAATGAGCTTCGAAAGATCAAGATACCTAAAACTGAAGATACCATTGGGAGAGATTTTCTTGGCATCAGTTTTGTGAAACTCGTCAACCACATAAAAGCGATGCGCTTCAGTTTTCAGATCATAATAGGGGGTTTGCTCGATGGCCGCCTTAATCCGCTTCTCTCGATCTTCTGTGAGAACGCCGTGTTCTGTTTCAAACGAGTGGCTACCATCCTGACAGGTTACAATCACAACCGCCTCAACCTGCCCCACGTGTGAGACCGTCTTCTGGCGATAAATTCCTATGAAGGGGTATCCTGCCTTTGAGCTTCTGCTCGGCGGTTCGTAGTAAACGCCCAGGCGTATGTTTTCCTCAAAAGAAGTACCGCAAGGAAAAATAACAAGCCACTTATGACGCTCATCTAGCAGATCTGCCTCAGAGAGATAGTCTTTGAAATCGTCGAGAACATCCCGAAGATCTCTCTCGTAATCCGCGCACTGTGCTTCCAATCCTTGCAGCAACCGGGAAAATGTAAGGGAGGAAAACGTAATCCCTTTTGCCTGAGCAGTTTTTTTTAGCTGCTCCCCGAGAGATTCTGGGATAGGTTCTTTGGTCAAGGCAAAGAGAAAATTTTTACCGTTCGGCGCAGCATTCTGCGACATTGAATCCATATGCCGCTCTAGCTGTTCAACATCTACCGTACCCCCTCTTTTTGTTTCGATAACAATTCGAAGTGGTTGTTGTGATATCTCCGCATCTGGAACACCGGCCTCATTCTTGATTTGCTGTTCGAAATTTAAGCCGATTGAAAGTTCTGTTTCCAGAATTTCGCTGAATAGTCTTTCAATCTTGAAAGGCGAAGACTGGTAGAAATAGCGCAATGCCAATAGCGTATTGTTTGTCGCGTGATTTTCCGGTTGAGAAAATCGCTGGAAGTAGGAAACGCGTCTCGCCATGGTTTTTCTCTGAAGCGCTTATGGGCTTTGTCGGAATGACCGTAACATCGACGTCCTGTCCCTGGATAGGGCTGAATTAGGCAAATAAAATGGAATCGAGCACCCTCGCCTGGGCGCTGGCGCAGCCCGCCGGTAGCCGCGCTGCCGTGCTGGCCTCTGCCTATACCGGCGGCGTCACCCGCGTGACCTTCGAAGGCCGCACGGTTGAATACCGCAGCCTCGATGAATTGGGCCGCGCAATTGCGGCGCTTTACGGCGCCGAGAATGCCGCAGCACGGCGACCGGGCGTGACACTCGCCAGCTTCACAAGGAACGCATGATGAAGCTCCACCTGCGCGCTGCCTGGAATGCCCTCCGGGGTTACGCGGCCGCGCAGGAGAACCGTGCCTCATCCTGGTCGCCCTCGGGCGGCAGCGCGAATGGTGAGATCGGTATGGCCGCCACCAGCGTCGCAAGGCGCGCGCGCGATGCTGTGCGCAATGATCCCTATGCCGCGCGCATCGTGGATCTCTGGACCGGCAATGCTGTCGGCGCGGGCATCACGACGCGCTGGCCTGAAACCGCGCATCGCAATGCCTGGCAGGCCTGGGCGGATAGCACGGGCTGCGATGCTGAGGACAAGCTCGATCTCTATGGGCTGCAGGCGCTGGCCATGCGCGCTGTCGTCGAAAGCGGCGAATGCTTCATCCGGCTGCTGACCGTGCCGACATCGCCGCGAAACCCGATCGGCCTCAGCTTGCAGGTGCTGGAAAGCGACCATCTGGATACCGCGCGCAATGGCGTGGTGAATGGCGCGCCGACCATCCAGGGCATCGCGCTTGGGAATTTTGGCGAGCCGATTGGCTATTGGCTTTTCCCGACGCATCCCGGCGCATGGATGCTGCCGGGCGCGCGGCTCGCCAGCAATTTCATCCCCGCGCGCGATGTGCTGCATTTGTTTCGCAAGCGCCGCCCTGGGCAATTACGCGATGTCTCCTGGCTCGCGCCCGTACTGCTCCGACTTCGTGACCTTGGCGACTACGAGGCCGCGCTGCTGATGAAGGCCAAGATCGAGGCCTGCCTTGCGGCGGTGGTCACTGATGACGGCGAGGAAACGCTGACCAAACTGAGCGACGCCAATCCTGGTCTGCTGCGCGATGCACAAGGCCGCGCGGTGGAAAGCTTCGAGCCTGGGATGATCCTCTACCGGCGCGGCCATGGCGAGGTGAATGTGGTGAACCCCTCCGGCGGTGGATCGCATACCGCCTTTGCGCGACGCTCGCTTGAAGCCGCCGCTGTTGGTGCAGGCCTGACATACGACCAAGTCTCCGGCGATCTAACCCAAGCGAATTACTCCAGCCTGCGCGCCGGCAAGATCGAATTCCGCAGGCTATGCGAACAGATGCAATACGGCATGCTGATCCCGATGCTGGTGCGGCCAATCGCCGAGCGCTTTCATGCGCAAGGCGCGCTGCTCGGGCTTTGGGGCGATGCCATGCCGAAGGGTGTCGCGCATGTACCGCCAGCGCATGAAATGATCGACCCGCTGAAAGACACCACGGCTTTGATCGCTCAGGTGCGCGCCGGCTTTGTGCCGCAGCCCGAGGCCGCCGGTGCCTTTGGCTATGATTTCCGCTCGGCGGTCGAGATGATCCGCGAAGCCAATGCAGCGCTGGATGCGGCTGGCATCTCACTCGATACCGATCCCAGGCGGGTCGCCAAATCCGGCGGCGCGCAGGACGCGGCGCAAATGGCGGCGGTGGAAATCGCGGCCACCGGTGCGGCCGGGGCAGCAGCGCCAACGCCCGCAGATACCCCCACAGCATAGGGCTCACGCATGACCGAAACCACCGACCCGGGCGGGAGCGATCCCGCGCCGGTTGATCCTGCTTTGCCCGATCGACTTCCCCCCGATGGGCAATCGATCACCGCCCGCCGCGCCATCACAGCACCCGCCACCGTGGATCGCGCTTCCCGCACGGTCGAGGTCGTCTGGTCCACCGGCGCGCGGGCACGCAACTTTGTCCCGTCGCTGGGCGGCATTACCGAAGAACTGGATATGTCGCCCAATGCGGTGCGCATGGCGCAGCTCGGCTCCGGCAATGCACCGGTGCTGAACACCCATCGCAGCAGCGATGCGCGCGATGTGCTGGGCCGTGTGATTGCCGCCCGGCTTGAAGGCGGGCGCGGCCATGCCCGGCTGCAATTCTCTGCCGCTGCAGACGTTGAACCCCTCTGGCAGCGCATTGCCGATGGCACGCTGCGTGCCGTCAGCATCGGCTATCGCGTGCATCGCTATGACCAGCGCCCCGATCCGGTGAGCAGCGAGATGATCTACCGCGCCGTGGATTGGGAACCTTTCGAGATTTCCATCGTGCCCATCCCGGTTGATCGGGATGCGCAAGTGCGTGGCGCGGCGCCGCAGGGCGCGCCGTCCTTCGCCATTGAACCTGCCCTGCCTGATGAGGAACCACTCATGACCGAGACGACGCCGGAAACCCCGGCAGCCCCTCCGGCGCCGCCTGCCGCGTCGCCGCCCGCAACCACTACGGTGGAAACGCCGCCCGATCTTGAAGCTTTGCGCAGTGAGGCACAGCGCGCCGAGCGTGAGCGTATCTCCGGTATTGATGGCGCTATCGAAGCCGCCCGTGCCCTGGTCGGCACCGAGACCGCCGCACATATCCGGCGCGAGGCCGTCGAGCGCGGCTGGCATCCGGACCAAGCGCGCCGCTCCTTGTTCGACGCTATGGTGAAAAGTGCCGCACCGCCCTCCGTTCCGGCGCGGCCAGAAACCGGGCCTGGGCATGACTCGCCCTCGGATATCCTGGACGCCATGGCGGAAGCACTCGCCGCGCGCAGTATGCCAGGCTATCAGCCGCAAGGCACGGGGCGCCATACCGAATTCATGGGCTGGCGGCCTTCGGACATGATCGGTGAATTGCTGCGGGTTCGCGGTGAACGCAATGTCCCGCGCAATCCCACACTGCTGGCCGAGCGCGCCTTTCACACCACCTCTGACTTTCCGCTGCTGCTCTCGGCTGCGGCAAACAAGATGCTGCTAGCGGCCTATCAGCCGGCGGCGCCGAGTTATCGGCAGATCTTCCTTCGCCGTGATTTCCGCGACTTCAAGCCGCACCGCCATCTGCGTGTCGGTGATTTCCCGACCCTCATGCCGCTGATGGAGAATGGCGAGATCCAGGCTGGCACCATGTCGGAAAGCCAGGAAATCGTCCTGCTGCAAACCTTCGCGCGGCGCATTCGCGTCACGCGACCGATGTTGGTGAATGATGACCTGGGTGCCTTCACGGATTTCGCCGCCGCCATTGGCCGGCGCGTGGCGGATTTCGAGAATGCCACGGCCTATGCGCTGCTCAATCAGGCGAATGGTGATGGTCCGACACTAACCAATGGCCCGGCTGCGGTGTTCGGCACGGCGGCCGCGCGGTTGAATAAGGCGGCGGCGGGTAGTGCGCTGGACATCAACAACCTTGCCAATGGTCGCGCTGCGATCCTGCGGCAAAAGACGCTGGATGGCCTGCCGATTTCCGTCGGCAATGCCATGAAGCTGCTGGTGGGCCCGAGCCTTGAATTGCCCGCGCGGCAATTGACGGTAAGTGTCGGTGCCACGCAGATCAGCCACGCCAATATCTATGCGGGCTTTGTCCAGCCGCTGGTCGAACCGCTGATCCCGAATAACCGTTGGTACCTGTTTTCCGATCCGCCGACCGCGCCGGTCTATGTCTATGGCTACCTGAATGGCGCGGAGGGACCGCAAGTCACCACCGGCCCGGTCTCCGGCGTGGATGGTGTCGAGGTCAGCGTGATCTTCGACTTCGGCGTTGGCGCCATTGATTGGCGCGGGGCTTGGTTCAATCCGGGCGCCTGATCACTCCCAACCCCTTTCATCATCGCAATTTCGCAACGGGCGTCCTTCGGGGCGCCTGTTGCGTTTCAGGAGGTTCTTTCCATGCGTAACTTCATCCAGCCGGGCAATAGCCTGGCCATTGCCGTGCCCTATGCGACAGGTGTTTCCGCCGGTCAGGGCGTCCTGGTCGGTGCGCTGTTTGGCGTGGCCGCCGTGGATGGTGTGCAGAACACCATGATCGAGGCCGCGACCACGGGCGTGTTCGACCTCACCAAGGAACCGGCTCTCGCCATCGGCGCCGGTGTGCGCGTGTTCTGGGACAATACCAACCGGCGCATTACCGCGACCGCCGCTGG